CCGTAGATGTAGTTGGGGATACCTGTCACTTCGTCCGCTTGTTTGGCGAACTGGTTGTAGATACCCATCAGCTCGGCGGCCTTCATTTCAGGCATGAAGAAGCGAACACCGGGCTGACCGCCGCCGGTTTTATCCGATGTGGTCTGCCAGATCTTCCAAGGATACATCTGGGTTACGTCTTCGCCGTCAGCCAATCTGTCCACAGCCACTTCGACTTGAGGGCCAGAGCCGATGCCCATGTTGTTTGCCAGAGCGCGGGATGCTGCGTTGCACATGATCTGTACATCGCGCATGTTCTCAGGCAGAGCCATACCCCAGAAAGCTCCGGGGATGGTGCGCCATGAGGCGATCTCGTAGGGGCGCTCGCCGAGGGGATCTGGATTCAGAACCACCTTGATGGTGAAGCTTGCCACTTGCCAAGCATTGATCTCATAGACCTTGTTGGGGTCAACGTCCTTCATGCCCCACTGGATCAGCAGGTCGCCCATGACTGGCCCCCAGAACTCCAATGCTTCGATCAGGTGATCGTTGTGCATTTGGGAATTCGTCTTGCCTTCGAGGTCGTCACGCTGTTGGTCGCCGTACTCGTTGTAGCGGTAGCCAGCTCGTCCATAGCGGATGAGCACTTGATCTATCTCGTCGTCAGAATATCCGGGAACACCCTTGAGGGACTCCAATGACTTGGCCGACAGACGGTGACGCTGAATCAGGAAGCCGTCATCCACGCCCATTGAGTTGGCGCTTGGGAAGATGTCGTAAGCAGAAACCCTTGAGACTTCACGAACCATGTCATTGATGACGATGGGTGTGAAGTTTGGCCCCCATTGGAGTTGTTTCTTGCGGCGAACGCTTGGGCCTTTGAGGATGGCCGTGGGGAACGTCACGAAGTCATCAATGAAGTCCTGCATGGCAGGCTTGAACTTGCCGACATCCAGTTGATCTTGGATGACCTGAGCCATTCTCTCTGCGGTAGCCTTGGCTTCTTCCTTGACACGCATGGAGATGATGTCGTGGACTTCATTCATCCGCTTGCGGAATGTCTCTGGGTGCAACTCTTGACCGGCGCGGACGTAATCTTCCGCTTCTGTCCTCACCAAGTCGATGATCGACAGACGGACTTCAGGAGGAATCTGTGGTTCTTGAGCGGGTACGAGATCGAAAGGACGGTTTGCTTGGAGCATTACGTCCTGAATCCATGACTTGGCAGCGGCACACTTAACGTCTGTCAGCATCATGAAGATGTCTGACCCGCCGGTTTCGGCGATGTCGATGGCTTTGTCAGGGTCATACTCACCACGGCGCTGGCGCTCGCACTTGAGCAAACGCTCAGTGATGTCCTGCTTTGCCATCTTCGCTTGAGTCCAGCAGGAATTGATGTGTCCAGAGATGCCGAGCGCGATCAGGTCGGAGTTATCCACGCCTTGTGCTTGGACGGCGCTGATGTCTGCTTCGACTGGCGCGACTGCCTGATACACCTGTGTCATGGTTTATTCCTCATGTCCAAGCTTTGCTGGACGCTTTTTTAACTTGTCGTGCTCTCACTTCCACTTTGCCGCTTCTCGCTGCTAAGCAGAGGTACTGAAGCGCATCGTGTGGGTGACTGAATCTGTCTTTGACTGGGCGGTCGCGGTATCTTTCTCCAGCGACCTTGAGTCGTTCATACCTGTAGCCACCGAGGAAGCCCTTGCGTAGCTGGCGGCAGTTTGGCGAGAGAAGAAATCCAGGTTCTCCCCCAGCCAGCTTGTTGAGGAAGTAAGCAACCGATTCTCTGCGTGGTATGAAATCGTTTGTGTTTGTTGGCTCACTTGCAATCCCAGCCTCAAGGAGTTCTTGGTAGCAGGTTCGCTCGTCCGCTTGAGACCTATGTGTTCCAGCGGGGTCACCAACAGAGATGAACCGCATTCCGGAGTAGGTCGTCATCAGGGCTGGCTTGACGATTTCCTGAGCAAACTGTCTGATGCCCATGTCTTCGGCGACAAACTCTTCAAGGATCACCAGTTGCCCACGGGCAGTAATCTGTCCGACGATGCAAGCTGGTGTGAGTCCGAAGTCCCATCCAAGGTACAGAGGGAGTCCTCTGTTCACAAGGATCTCCTCTTCCGAGGTGTGGATTCTGTCGTTGTACTCTGGGTAGACTGGCTTTCCGTCAGCGGTCGTTCCGTACTGGCCGAGGACAAAGACTTTGATCCAGTCGTCGGACTTGCCCTTAACCATCTTCAGGTAGTAGTCGTACCCTTGAGGAAGATTGAACACATTCTCCGCATCTGGGTTCGGTTTGTATTCAACCTCATCGCCCTCTTGAATACGAATGAGACCACCCGGCTGGTTAAAGAATTCCCATCCTTCGGGGGTGTCTTCTTCTGCAATCTTGTAATACCAGTGATCGTCGTCAGGCGGGTTGGTATCGAGGATGACGCATGGATGAACGGGGCCGCCGCCGTGAGTCTTCGCGGGGTAACGACCGATACGTTGCGTGACCATGTTGAAGACTTCATGCGGAACCTCTGAGGCTTCATTTATCCAAGCTCCAGTAAGTTCGAGAGATCTCAGCTTGCCGGTTTCAGAAGCTTTATCCAAGGCGATGAAGATGACTTCGAGATCCAGTCCGTTGCCGTCTCCACAGTCTTTGATCTTCATGTGAGCTGTGATCGGGGCATCCCACTTGATCGGGGCAAGCTCGTCATTGAACCAAGTCTGCCAAGTTTTGATCGTGGTGGACTTCAGTTCAGGGTAGGTATTACGGATGACGGCCCATCGAGCCTTGCGCCAACCATTGTGTGGGGTTTGCTTGAGGGAGTGTTTGACGATCTCCATGCAGCAGGTGGAAGACTTTCCGGAGCCGACCGGCCCTTTGATTCCTCGGACATCAGCCTCAGAAGCATGGAAGTCGGCAGCCACTTGTCCTGGCGGCATGTATTGGATGACGGTCATTCAGGCTTTACGAAGTTTGAACCAATCATGAATGTAACACTCTTCGCATCTGTCTCATGCTTGACCGAAGCCAAGTTCGGCAGGGTCTTGTCCAGCAACATCTCAATCGCTTTGATGCGAGCCGCAGTCAACTTGGCGGTTCCCTTGCCGAGAGCAAAGTTTTCCAGTGTGGTGACCAAGCTTGACACTTGAATCTTTTCACGGACAGCAACGGCGTGTTCTTCCCGAAGCTGCTCCCGACGAGCACTCACTGCTTCAGTAGATTTCTTTGTTGCCATTGTTTCCTCTTGTGTGAAGGCTACTCGCTACGTCTGGCTGACCGCCGCTCCGCAATCCCCTGTACCAGCATCCGCTTTCGCCAAACTTGTTGGTGGCTCCCATAAGGCAGGGTGTGGGCGCAAATCAACAACGAAAAACTCCCAACGGGGCCAAACCGTTTCCACCAACACGGCTGGGGACTGTTCAGGAATTATTGGCGCAACCGCCAAACCCAAAGCTCAAAGTTGTTCGATCAATCCCCATGCGTCTTGAGATGGTTTGTCCATCATTGGCAGGGAATATACCCATCCGATCCGGAATATGCAATACCTTTTCCGGCATTCCTGATTACAACTCTGATCTCAGAGACACTTGCCAGTAGAGTGGGTTATTGGGTTTATGGGTTATTGGGTTGCATCGTGTTTTCAGCTCTGATTTCAGAACTGATTGCAGAGAATTTGAGTATTTTGTAGAAAAAATTATTATCGGTGTTTGTATAGACCCCGGTGTTTTTGAGACGAGGGCATGAAAAAGGTTTAGTGTTTGTGAAATACCTATATCTAGAGGCTCAGGACGCACGCAACGCATGGCACGGCCACGCCACCCCCCTGCCCCTGATCGCACCCGAGGGTCACAGCAGGCGCACACCGTCCCAGAGGGACAGAGACCGACAGATTTTGTAGCTGGAAAGCCAATTAAACCGTAATTTTGCCCTCTAAAGAGGGTAGATGTGGGTCATAGCATGGGCGCATGAAGGGATGGAATGCCGTTTCCTTTAGGAAAGCGTGGACAATTTACTGAATTCCGTTTTTCCCATACCCAAAATTCCAATCATTTCAACGCCTTGCATAATGCACGTATTGACTATTGCTCTCGATTTCACCCCTACATGACCCATTAGCGAAGCAGTGCCTGTGATGCCTGCCTTGAAGCTTTGCGGCTCAAAATCGTCGTTCAACCCCAAAACAACACCTATTTTCAACTTTTTTACGGAGTAATAGGGGTCGAAATGAAAAAAAGACTTGACACAGCGTCAACAATCTGGTCAACTTCAAATCGTCAATTCGGCAACAAACCGAAAGCAGACCCAGAAACAGGTCTCTTGACCCCAACGGCGGGATGTAGCGTCGGACTCCAGAGGAGTTGCAACACGGTGTGAACCGTCAACATGGCAACACCAAAGGGTTGGTTCAAGGCTTTAGCCTTGTGTCCTTGAGGCTCTATGCAGTCCTTTAGGACTGTCAACACTCAACAGAGTTTCAACGGCATGACAGTCTCTGACTGTTATGCACTGGACGCTCTGTCCTGTCTTTAGCGGCTCTGCCGCTATTTCGCAACTCACCGCATCGAAAGGAAAACCAATGCGTGACCTTCTCCTGACTCAACCCAAAGCCAAAATCATTTGGATTTTCAGACAACTTAACGGTGGAACCGCAGGGTTCGACTTTGAACCAATTCAAAACCCTGAATTGGTCGATAGGTTGTTTACAACCTACACCGAAGAACAGATTCAATCCGCCATTTCCAATGGCTTTCCTGCAAAACTGACCCCTAAAGGGGTCGCCATCGATGAGGAGAAAATCCCTGTGCCGCCACTCACCAAGCCTTCGGCTCCCAAGTCATCAGACTCTGATGCCCTCGACGCTCTCCGCAAATTACTGTCTCCGACAGTAGATGAAGCCACTGTCAGACAGATTGTCATGACAGAGGTCAAGAAAGCAATGGACGATAGTCCAGTTGTCAGAATCGAGGTTGTCCGTCCTGACGGTTCAGCCCATAAGGTCGAGGGTCACACTCGCCCCGAATTCAAGGACATATTGCTTTCAGCATCCTGTGGCTTGAATATTCTGTTGGTTGGCCCTGCTGGTTGCGGCAAAACTCACCTTGGTCTCCAAGTGGCTGAAGCCCTTGGTAGACCCTTTGCCTCGGTCTCTTGTACTGCTGGAATGTCAGAGTCAGCCCTTCAGGGCTGGTTAATTCCTGTCGAGGGATACGGTTACTTACCAGCCGACTTTGTGAAAATGTACGAACAAGGCGGTGTTTTCCTGTTTGACGAACTCGACGGAGCCGACTCCAACACCTTGCTGTTTCTGAATCAGGCTCTCGCCAATGGATCGTTCTTTTTGCCGATCCGAAAAGATGCCTCATTGGTGAAACGTCACCCTGATTTTGTCTGTATGGCCGCCGCCAATACCTTTGGTACTGGGTCAAATCAGACTTACGCTGGCCGTGAACGACTCGATGAGTCGACACTGGACAGATTCCGTGCTGGAACCGTGCTACTTGACTACGATCAAAGCTTTGAACGTAAGGTAGTGGCTCCCGACCTGCTGGCTTGGGGCTGGGCGGTTCGTAAACGAATCACCGAGGCACGGCTACACCGTGTCATGTCAACTCGATTTCTGCTCGATGCAACTAAGTTGCTCAAGGCTGGCAAATCTGTCAAGGCCATTCAAGACACCTATTTCATAGGCTGGAAGTCCGACGAACGCACTAAAGTGGAGGTCTGAAATGATCTATAGCAAAGCAGGCAACCTGACCGCTATCCTTTGGGATAGCGTTACCGAACCCGAATCTACCCTAAAGGGTGACTGGACAGAATCGTCCAACAAATCCAAGGCCGAGAGGTTTTGGGATCGTGAATCCGACCCTAGCTGGCTCGGTGTCGCCACTGTCGCAGAGCTACGCTCTGTCCTGACAAAGGGCTACCCTGCCGGTGTCGCTAAGCTTTCCAAGCTTACTGTCGGCGACTTACCCGCTCCCCAAGATATTCGCCGCCGCCGAGTCCGCTCCGATCAAGGCGACGAGTTGGATATGCAGGCCGTGTACCGTGGCGACCTGAGTAGGGCTTGGTCTAGAACCAAGCGACAGAGCAGAACATCTGTCCGATCTGTCTCGATTGTGATCGACTTAGCCGGTAACGCTAACGTGACTTCCGAGCAGTTGTTTTGGCGAGGTGCGGCGGGTCTTCGACTGGCTGATGAATTGACAACGGCAGGCTACTCTGTAGCTGTGTACGGTGCGGCTGGTGCTACCAACTATACCGAGGAGGGTAGCGATAACGTCTCCCAATTCGTAGAAATCAAGGCAGAGGATGCCCCGATGGACATGGACAGATTGGCCTCGCTGACTTGTCTCTCGGGGTTCTTTAGAACCTCGCTGTTCACTGGGATTTGCTTTGCGGCTGACAAGATCGGCAAGAAGGTTTGCAGTGCTCTTGGTCGATCAGATAACACCCTCATTGCCCAAGGCATCAAGCAGTTGCCCATCCCACAGGAGGCAATCATTCAACCCGCCCTGAAGAACAAGGACGGTGCTGAGGCTTGGCTCAAATCTGTCCTCGAACAGATCGCCAACCCCGAACTGAAGGCCGCATGACAGGGTGGCAGGGTCATCCCTGCCTCTCTGCCTGTCCATTCAATCGAGTGGATAGACAGAGGCATCCCGCCTCACATGAAAGGAACACACATGATTAGCGATCACGTTCACATTGCAAGGTCTGTCTCTCTATCTCTAACAGCGGATGACTGGGGGCTTTACCACATAGATGGCAGAGATGCCGCCGCTCTTTGCTTGAATCAAGCCGTCTCTGTCGCATTAACTTGGTCTGACAAACCATTAGCGAGGGTCAAAATTGCAAAGGCTCTCGAAGAGTACAGCAAATGGGGCGCGAATGACACCGAAGGCCATGCCACTGTTCAACAGATTTGGGATTTGTTTTACAAATAAGGAGCGAGCATGAAAAGATACAAAGGCATGGTGGAGTTTAGGTACTACCAATTCATGGACGTTGAGGCTGAGTCGGTAGAGGAGGCAGAGCAAGCCATGTACTCCGAGTTCAACATGAACAGAGCGAATGGCGAGAGTGAGATACACGACTTACAGGAGGTAGAGGAATGAAGATAACTGTGTACTTTGAAGCACCAGCAGGTGCTCATGAAGTGGCAACTTTCTACGATGAAATCGTATACAAGGCATGTGCATCTGCGCTTGAAGCAAAGGCAACGGCATGGGGTTATGTGTTGAGTGAGTCAGTGACCTATGAAGAGGAGGTGACAGATGGAGAGTAAAGAGGAGTGTCCATGTTGCGACCCATGCAACCCTGAGATGGACGAACAAGGGAGACCCTATGTTTGCTTTGCCTGTGGCGACACTGGCTGGGTCAATGTTGAATCAAAAGAAAAGGAACAACCATGCGAGTAAATGTAATGTTTGGCTTAGGTCATGCCGCTGACAATGAGCGGGACTATGAATCTGTTCGTCTGTTGCAGTCTCTCGTAGAGACCCTGACGAAACACCCCGAACCGTTGAAGGTGGGTGATGTATTCATCCTCCGTGACATTAACGGCAACCGTGTCGGCGTGGCTGACGTATTCAAGGAGTGACCATGAGCGAGGATAGAAAGGAACTGTTAAGCCTTCGTGTTGCTGTGGCTCGTATTGCTCAAGCCCTACGTGTCGAGACAGATCAACTCAAGGTGAGGGGTAGACCATACGAGGAGCTTTACATACTCGCAGAGTTCAACGAACGAGGCTGGAATTATTTAGCAGGTGAGTGTGTGGAGAAGATCATGGACAAGGAATTACAAAACTTACTGACTGGAGGCGAAGAATGACTATGAAATATTTCACACAAGCAGAGCTTATCGTGGCCTGCATCATCGCCGAAAGGCGAGGCTATAACAGACAGTTGGAGACAGACAAGATATGGTCTGACACCAAGCCAACAGACAGGTTCCCTGTCATGTTTGCAATGATTCATGAACACGCTGGAGGCTTGGCGGTAGATGCCCACATGAGATGTGTCATCAGCGTCAACGGTGACAGCGTAACCATCGACACCGACATGGAAATTTTTGAACTACTCAACGAAGGGGAATCACTATGAAGCTAAGCGAAGTAAAGACAGATGCACCGATCAATCTGTTGTTCCATGATGGGATTGACGAGATCGAGAACGACCGTGATGACACGGTGACCATCGACCCAATGCAGACACTGGCTATGGCTCACTCGGTCATCGACTCACACTGGGACGAGCTAAAGCGCAACCTAGCATTCATGCACAAGTTTCGCATGGTGTATGGTGACTTGGGTTTGCCCGACCACCCACTGCATCTACATGGCAATGGTGTTAAGCACGTTGTTGGATTGATTCTGTTGACAGATGCGGCTCTCAACCTCGGTCTCAATCCTCTTTGGAAGTTTCCCGAATCGTACCTACACCCCAAGTTTCAGCTTGGGTTGGGTGACCTGATCGTTCATTACATGAACCTCATGGACAAACAGAATGCTGTTCAATCCGCATGAGATTATCGGTAGGCTGGTGCTTGCCGTAATGATGGGAGGTGCAGGGGTGAGCATGATGCCGCCCCCACCTGATACACCACTCACGACAAAGCAGATACAACAGGCTGGCAAAGAGCGATCTAAGGCGAAAGCCAAGGAATCAATAGAGCGAAAAAAGAAACGTAAACAAAGGAAAAAAAATGACAATGCAAAGCATTCAGTTGGCTACTGTAAGCGGTGTGGTATCTATGATTGAGAAGGTGGCTGACGAGGCTATCAAGAATGGAACCCAAGCACCTGCTGGGATGATGACCGCGATGGAAGCTGTCTGCAATCTGTTGGAGTCTCGCGGTAAGGGTGACAAGGCAGTTGCTGGTGCAGTTGCCAAAGTACGTAAAGCCTGTGGCATTCAAAAGAAAGGAACCAAAGATGAAAGCTTGGCCTAAGCACAACGTCAGCATTGATGCTGACTATGAACCTCCGTCTGTCAACAGATTGACTAGCGAAGATGATCTTGCTCAAAGATTATTTGCGCCGCCACCCATCGAGTACACCCATGAACATGATGGGCTTGGCGAGGATATATGGATTGGCGTACTGGTTGTTTTGTTTTTCGTAGCTGGATATATTTTGCTCACACACTGAAAGGAAATCACATGAGAGCTTTTTTAATCGACCCCTTCAAGCAAGAGATCACCGAGGTCAACTACACAGGAGACTTCCGACAGATCTACGATCTGATTGATGCACAAACCTTTGACGTTGCCCGACTGAATAGCAAGGGCGATGGCATCTATGTAGATGATGAGGGTCTGTATGCGGAAGATCAGCGGTTCTTTCAGCACAAGTTCTACCCCAACCCACTGGCTGGCAAGGGTCTTGTGCTTGGATGTGACATGGAGACAGGCGAGTCTGCTGATGCCTCGATGACACTGGAACAGTTAACAGATGATGTGGAATGGGTGCTGCCCATTCGAGTAAATGGGGAGGTTGTATGGATCGCTGCTTAAACAAACTAATGGGAGCAACAAGCATGAATTTCAAAACACACAACGACAAACAATCTTTAGAGGACGCAGTTAACGGAGCATCCCTAGTGGGTGAGGTGAAGGCTACCTATGCGGAGCTTCGCTCTCTGTTCGGTAAACCATTAGAGTGGGAGTGTGACAAGGTGGATGCTCAGTGGATTGTCGAGTTCTCTGACGGAACCATTGCGACTATCTATAACTGGAAAGATGGGGTGGCGTATCTTGGCGAGGCTGGTCTGCCTGTAAAGAAGATAACAGACTGGCACGTTGGCGGTCTCTCCTCTGCGGCTCACACAATGGTACAGATTGCTCTTGATCTGTCGAGAGAAAGCAAAGATCAACCCAAGGATGATGTTGAGAAGGCGTTTGAATCTGCATTCGCAATAATGGAGAACATTCAAAAGACCAAGGGCGAGGACTACGCATCTATGGTCGAGCTTGTCATCCTCACACTCAAGCGCAGACAACTCACGGAGTTACTGCTGAAGATGCTGTCTGACATGACAGATATGCCTCGATCTGTTCGCAAGGCCTTGGAGAAAGTCGATGGCGAGATCGCTGTACGAACAATCTCGAAGGCGTGTGAGGCATCCAAGCTGGACATTAAGACGGATGACCAAGCCAAGGAACTTATGGACTGCGCCGCTAGTGTCATGGCCTGCGAAGAGCATGGCATAGAAGATCTCATCAAAGCCATGAAGAAGGACGGTCTGTAATGCTCAGTCTCCGCCTAGAGCGGGGACACGTATCTCTCACCGTTGCGTCGCAACTCATGGGAGTATCCCGTCAGCGTGTGCATCAGCTTCTCAAGGCTGGTCGCATTGCTGGCGCATTCCTCATAGACTGCGGAGACGGTCGAGAGATATGGTGCATCCCACGCAACTCACTCAACGTAAAGGACAAACAGAATGAACAGATACGAAATCCAACACCTCACACTGTGTGACGGCTGGATAAACACTTGGACAGATGACAATGAAAAGCCAGTCACATTCTCATCTGAGGATGAGGCTTACATGGAATTGTGTGCATACCTAAAGGATGCACTCGAAGCCGTAGCAGTGGGTGATCTCACAGATGTAAAACTCAGCGACTACAGGGTGAAGCTATGCTAGATGTTATATGGACACTCATCCTTTTATTCATCGGCGGTTCATCTGTCGTTGTCATCGGTGCGCTATCTATATGGATAGCTGACGCAAGCTATAGGCGAAAGGTGCGAAGGGAGAACAAGCATGACAGAGCCTGTGAGTGATGACATTGCATCCATCCTTGCGTGTAGAGATATGTTGGATGCACAACCAATCCCAAACCTGAAAGGAAAAAACAAAATGAATTTATGTTTTTGGAGAACAGATCAATACTCATCGTTTACTGAGGCAAAAAAGATGGGTGGACTGCGTGAGATCGGTGGCCTAGAAACCGAATACCGAAGCCTGTATGAGGTGGGTGGTGACTTGGCTGATACGCTGGGAGCTATATCCATAACCGCCGACATGATGGGTGGCAAGGGGACGATTCGATTCGTGCTATTGGATAACGATGGAACTTTTTTAGATGCTTGCTAAGGAGAAGATCAAATGATAGAAATGATTCGCACATTCTATGGACGAGTGTGTGGATTGCACATTGATAAGAGGACAGTCGTCGTCGAATCTGTTGCTTGGTTCTGCCCCAAGTGTAAGAAAGTGTGGCTCGGCAGGGAGGAGGCCACATCCCATAACTGCAAAGGAAATCAAAGTGGAAATAACAATCAAGGTTGGTAGTATTGCTCATCGCATCCTGTCGTTGCTCGCAACTAACGGAGAGATGACGGTCGAGAGTATGAAGAAGACAGGCGCACTGGCAGGCAAGTCACTGGTGGATATAGAGAATGTTCTGTTCCAAGAACTTCTTCCGGCTGGCATGATTCTCCTTGCGACAGACAACAAGATATGGGGTCTGACCAACAAGGGACTGGACGCAAAGATAGAACTCGGTAATGCCGACAAGCTATACAAGATGCCGCGCAAGACCGTCTTGGCACAACAGAACAATCTGTTCGCAAGGGGCAACTATGGCGGAGAAGAACTTCGTGATACCTGTCTGCGCCGTGGGGCATACGATGCCTACGCATTACCATCACGATCACACAACTCATTCACATACAGAAAAGGAGTCCAAGCATGAATGAAGATACAGATTTGTCCATCGCAAAAGTCTGCGAAGAGTTTCGTCCAAGTGAAGACATGGCTATGGTCGTAATGACGAGGGCTGAGTACGAGTCTGTCGTGAAGGCTATTGCTTCAAAGGCTGTGGAGTATGGCTTCTACGATGGCCTGTCCCACTGCGACTAAGCGGCAAGCTCGAAGCCGCCATCGGTAAACATCTGTTCATGTAATCTTTCAATGGCTCGTACCTGCACTGGCATCC